TCCAGATCGACAGCTACGCCACGACCTATCACGCCGCGCACGCGCTGGCTGACCAGATCAGGGCGACGCTCAACGGCTACCGCGGCACGGTTTCGGTTGGGGCTGCGTCGCCGCAAGCCACGATCCGCATCGCCGCTATTCGCTGCATCAACGAAATCGACATCGCGGAAGACCAGACCGACCCGAAGGAATTCCGGGTCCTGCAGGAATACCTCGTCACCTTCGCCGAAAGCTAAGGCGTCACCCGTCACCCGCCAACCACTGAGCCCACCCACAATCCAGCTTCAAGGAGCCTCTTGTCATGTCCGCAGCCCTCGAGACCCAAGGCACGAAACTCTACATCGGCAACAACGCCTCGCCGATCGTCTACACCCAGGTGAAGGAACTGGTCAGCTTCCAGGCCTTCGACGGGTCAGCCAACGAAATCGACACGACCTCACTGGATTCCACCGCCAAGGAATTCCTGATGGGCCTGCAGGATTTCGGGCAGTTCGCCGGCGAGTTCAACTGGCTGCCGGAAGATACCGGCCACATCGCGATGCGCGCCGCCAAGGCCGCCCGCACGATCACGCATTTCCGCCTCACCATGTCGGACACCTCAAAGTTCGAGTTCGATGGCTACGTGCTCTCAGCCCCGGTCAGCGGCGGCGTCGACGCCAAGATGGATGGCGGCTTCACCATCCGCATCACCGGTACCGTTACCTTCACCGCTGCCCCGTAATTCGAAGGGTTTCCCGCATGAACTCCGCGCATACCGGCGAGGTCGACGTCGATCTCGGCGGCGAAAAACTCACCATCGTGTTCACGCTTCGCGCCCGCTCCCAGATCAAAACCGCGTTCGGCGACAAGGCGACACTCTCCGCCCTGCTGTCTGGCGAAGATCCGGAAGCGTTCGCGAAGCTGCTGGCGATCGGCCTTGCCAAGCATCATCCCGGCATGACGGCGGATGTGCTGCTGGATATGTCGATCCCGCTGGAACCGACCCGCATGGCCGTGCTGCAGGCGCTGAACTACTCGATGTTCGGCCCCGGCGGCCCGCCCAAGGCCACCAAAAAGAAGGCCGACGCAGAGGAAAACCCTCAGTAGCCGAAGGCGATGAGATCGAGGCCTGGCTGAAACTCTGCCCGGTCATCGGTCTACAGCCTTCGGAGTTCTGGAGCCTCACGGTCTGGCAGCTGTCGGTCCTGGCTGGCGCGGCTTGGGATCGCGAACACCGCGCGCATCAACGCGCCGCTTGGTCCGCCTGGCACACCGCGGCACTCGGGCGCGCGAAGCGATTGCCGAAACTCAAAGAGTTCATGGACCCGTCGAAGCCGAAGAAGGGCATCGACGAAGGCGAGATCAAGGCCGCTTTCGGCGTGATCATCGAGAAGCAGAAAAGGGCGAAAGCCAGTGGCAAAGATCGCTAACCTCAGTGCCGATCTCGTTGCCAATACGGCAACCTTTGAGGCCGATCTGAAGCGTGCCGACCGGGCGCTGAACAGCAGCCAGGCCCAATGGAGCCGGTCGCTGGCCAAGGTCGACGCGCAGTTCGGCAGCCTTGGCGGCGCCGTGGGTGGCGTCACCTCCGGCATCTTCTCATTGAAGGGCGCTCTCGGTTCCCTGGCTGGGGCTGTGGGCATTTCCGCCATCACCACGATGGCCAAGGAAGCTTTTGACGCCGTCGGCGGCTTGGGCGAGCTCGCCAGCCAACTCGGCATCTCGACCGACACCCTGCAGTCGTTCAATTATGCCGCCACGCAGACCGGCCTCGGCGCCGAGCAGATGCAGGCCGCCATCGCGCGCCTCACCCGCACGGTCGGCGATGCGGCCAGCGGCTCGAAATCCGCGATCGAAAGCTTTGCCAACCTCGGCGTCAACATTCTGGACGCTGGCGGCAATGTTCGCAGCACCGATGACATCATTCGCGACGTGGCGGACAGCCTCGCCAACATCAAAGACCCAGCCGCGCGCGCCGCCGCTGCCGTCGACCTGTTCGGCAAGGCCGGGCAGAAGATGCTGCCTTTCCTCGAAAACGGCGCCGCCGGGATTGATGACCTCATCGGCAAGGCCAAGGAATTGGGCCTCGTTTTCGACAGCGAGACCATCGCGAATGCCGACGCCGTCGCCGACAGCATGGCGGCCTTGGGTCTGGTCCTCAAGACCGAGCTTTACAGCGCCATCCTGACGGTCGGCCCGGCACTCCTCGAATTCTTCAAGGATATCAGCGACGGCCTGCAGCGGTCGAAGCAGCAGATCGCCGACTTCAAGGCGTTCCTGGCGACCTTCGACTCCGATTCCCCGGCCAACCAGATCCAAGGCGCTCTTGACGAAATCGCGCAGAAAACGGCGCGGTTCAACCAGGATCAGGAGACTGGCTATAACCTCTACCCAGAGGAAGCCTATAACGCCGACATCAAGCGGCTGAACGATTTCATTGCCCAGGTAAAGGGCGAGGTCGCTGGCTCCGCCGTCGAGGCTGGTCGCCGCACTGGCGCCGGCACCGCCCTAATGTTCCCAAGTGCCGGGACATCGAACCCCAAGGCCACGGAAACCGGCACCACCAAGAAATCCCCAGCCGAGGTCCAGGCCGAGAAGCTCGCCAAAACGATCGCCGATCTGCAGCTTCAGGTCGATACCTTCGACATGGGCGAGGTCGATACCAAGATCGCGGAGGCGATGGCCGGCATCGATCAGTCTCTGCCCGGCACCAAGGAATCCGTCACCGCGATCAGCAGCCTCATTCAGCAGCTTGGGCTTCTGAAGCAGGCGCGCGATGCCGATGCCGCGGATGTTGCCGAATATGACCGCATCATCGCCGAGACGGACGCCGCCTGGCAGAAGCGGGTCGCCGATGGCAAGGCGATCATGGAATCTGTCCGGACGCCGGCTGAGGAATACGCTGCGACGCTTGAGACGATCAGGGTCGCCCTGGCCGCCGGCACGATCACCCAAGAGGATTTCAACCGGAAGCTCGACGAGGCTCAGGAAAAGCTCAAAGAAGCCGAGGGTACCGGCTTCGACTTTCGCGAAATGGCCGACGAAGCCGCTGGCGCTCTGGCCTCCGGCATCACCGACGCTGTATTCGAAGCCGACAACCTCAACGAGGCCTTGCTCGAGATCGTCAAGACGCTTGGCAAGATGGTCATGCAGAAATTGCTGCTGAAGGCCTTCGATGTCGGGCTCGACGCGATCTTCGGTGAATCCGCGACCGGCGGACCGGAAGGCGGCTTGACCCTGGTCGGCGAACGTGGCCCGGAGCTTCTCAACCTGCCGGCTGGGTCCTATGTCACACCGGCCATGTCAGCGCCCGGCATGATGGGCCAGCGGGTCGCCTCATCGAACATCGGCCCGGCCGGCGGCATCGTGGTCAACGCGCCGATCACGATCGAGGGCAGCGCGGGGACGCCAGCCCAGAATGAGGATCTGGCCACCAAGATGCAGGACCGTCTTGAGCGTGCCGTCCGCGCGGCGGTGGATGAGCGGCTCGGCGATCAGCAGCGCAGTGGCGGCATGTTGAACCCAGGGATGGGTTTCTGATCATGGCATTCGATACCTGGGCGCCGCTGGCCGTTCCGCAGCTTGGCAGCAATTTTACCGAGGACGAGACCGTTCTTGAGGCCACGTTCGGCGACGGCTATGCGCAGATCGTGGCCGACGGCATCAATGCGCAGTTCCAGGGTGGTGACCTCACCTGGAACGGATTGACGCCCACCCAACTCGATGACCTCCGCGACTTCTGGGCCGATCACGGCAAGACGAATCCGTTCTACTGGACCGTGCCGGACGAAGCCAGCCCACGGTTGTGGCGCTTCTCGTCAGCCCTGAAGCGTCAATCCCTTGGCGGCGACATCTTTGCGGCCTCGGTCCAGATCAAGCAAGCCTTCGACCTCGACTGACAACCACCAACGAACCCATGGAAAAATCATGACCCATATCGTCCGCGATCTTTCCACGCATTCCGACCGCCTGGAGCGATGGATCGGTGCCGCCGATGTTGATCGGATATCGACTTCGATGCGCGGCGATGATCGGGACAGACCCCGCTGGTACGGGCCGCCGATTGGCGTCGGCAACCTTCCCGGCAAGGTCTACGCAACATCGGATGGAGACTTCATTGGCAAGATCAATGGCGGTCAGTTTTCTAATCTGGCTGACTACCAGCTTGACCGCCTTGTCCATCGCTATAAGCGTTGGCAGCGGAGGCAGCGTCGTGGCGTAGTTCTGGGCGCAGGGTTCGCCTCGCTCTCCGACCTGATTTCCGAAGCTACCGCAGGCGCCAAACGGCGCATTTTCAACTTCCAGAAGGCCGGCCCGACCGGTGTTGTCGGCTCCTGTCACAGCCTGTGGCGGGTCGGTTCCTGGCCGGCGGCTGGTGGTGCCGGCGCCGCCGCTCCAGGCGGCACGGCACATGTTGACGGCGATACCGGGGCATTCCCATTCTCCAACCCGACTGGTGGCGACACGCAGCATTTCGTGCGCGGCGACATCACGTCTTCGTTGGCGAGTTGCCTGCTGCTTTATGACCGCATCTTCTCGGTCGCAAAGACAATCAACAGCACTTCTAATGAGTCGGTGACCGGGGTCCCGACCCGGTACCAATCCAGCACGCCGGCGGACGCCGACTATGCCGGCGGAAATTTCCTGTTCATGGAAGTCGGCGCCACCGCCTACGCCAACACGGTGCACAATTGGGGCGTCGCGGGTTCGTCAAACGAATGCCTTTACCGCAACCAAGCCGACACCGACAATGCCATCATGCCGGTCCTTGCCGGCAACCCCGGGGCGGTCGCCACGATTGCCGACCGTCTTGATATGCCGAACGGGACGTGGTTTGCGCCACTGGCCACGGGCGACACCGGCATCAAGGATCTGGCGCAGATGCGCTGTTCCGCCTTGGTGGCCACGGGCGCCCTCAACTTCGTCATTGGCCATCCCATCGTTTGGATGCCGTCGCCGATGGTCAATACCGGCTCGATCATCGACGGGATCAATTCCGCGTTCAACCTTGCGCGCATATTCGACGACGCCTGCCTCGCCTTCCTGGAAATCCAGCGGGCGGCGACCGGTGCCGTGACCTATTCGGGGCAGATCACGACCGTGGCGGGATAACAGGGCATGCCGGTCTTTAGAAACGGCAAAGCGTTTTCCGCCGCGCAGTTCCAATGGGCGCCGACGCTCACACAGCATGATCCGGCGCCACCGATCACGATCAATAGCCCGGCTTCCGCCCCGTCGTCCGTGGTGGCGCGGCTTGTGGCGATGTTCCGTATGAGGAGAGTTTAATGGCGCGCTGGCTGAGGCAATCCACTTCGGTAGATGTGCCGATTGGGCCGTTTCTGGATTCCACCGACGGCGTCACCCCGGAAACCGGCTTGACCATCACCCAGCCAGACATCCGCCTGAAAAAGAATGGTGGCGCATGGGCACAGAAGGCGGCAGCGCAGACCTTGAGCCATGAAGAGAACGGCTTCTATGAGGCCACCCTCGACGCCACCGATACCAACACACTGGGCCTGATGCGCCTCGCTGTCTTCGAGTCCGGCGCCGCGCCGGTCTGGGAGGATTTCTTTGTCCTGCCGCCCAATGTCTATGACAGCCTGGTCGCCGGCAGCGACACCCTCGATACCACTGTCACCGCCATCGGCGCCGGAGTGATCACGGCGGCCGCCATCGCCACGGATGCGATCGACGCCGATGCCGTCGCCGCGAATGCCGTCACCGAGATCCAATCCGGCCTAGCCACAGCCTCGGCCCTCACCACAGTCGAGGGCAAGATCGACACCATCGTCACCAAAGTGGATTCGATCCTGGTCGATACCGGCACCGATATCCCGGCAACGCTGGTCACCATCGGCAGCTATCTCGACACCGAAATTGCCGCGATCAAGGCGAAAACCGACAATCTGCCCACCGATCCGGCCGATGCGTCGGATGTGGCGGCTGCTGTCGCGGCAATCCTGACAACCGCGATGACCGAATCCTATTCGACGGATGGCAGCACCGTCACGGTGGCCCAGGCGCTCTATGAGTTGCTGGCCATTGCCCAGGAAAAGTCCATCACCGGCACCACGATGACGGTGAAGAAGCGCGACGGCTCGACCACCGCGCTGACGCTGACGCTCAATGATGCCACCACCCCAACTGCCGTGACGCGGTCTGCCTGATGACGATCGCGGCTCTTGTCAGGGGTGGATTGGGAGGACCCCCGGCCTTCCTGCTGACCGGCGGCCTCGACCTTCCGCCCGAGACAACCCCGATCACCAAGGCCCTGCAATCCACCGCCCCCGGCGCCTATGTCGTGATGTACGAGCTCGACCTCACCTCGAAAGGCGGCACCGTCCAGAGGTTCACGCCGATGGTGCGGAACGATGGCGCCGCCTCGGCAATGACCCCGGTCATCTTCGATGGCAACAGCTACACGCCGATTCCGATCGAAGCCAAGGGCTTCGAGAAATCGGCCAAGGGGCAGCTTGCCAGGCCCACGCTGCGGATCGGCAACGTCACCAACATCGTCACCCAGCTGCTGCGGGATTTCGACGGGCTGCGTGGTGTCAAGATCCGACGCATCCGGACCCTGGCACAGTATCTCGATGGTGGTGCCACGCCGGATGCAGG